TGATGCAGCAGTACCTAGTGATGCTCCAGATGCGCCTTGGACGATGTTCTGACCAGGACTGACACCTAAACCACCCTGACTTGAATTGGCCCATGGAGCCTGTTGATTAGGAGATCCGGTCCAATTAGCGAAGAAAGTTCCGCCGCCATTAGCTAGTGCGAATGCACGTAGTGTTGGATCCTTAATAAACATTACCCATGTTAGTGGATGCATAAGTATAGTATTAGGCATAAACCCTTGTGTAAGGATTTGCGCGTAAGTATCGAATACGTCATCCATTGTTACTGAACCATTGGCAGCGCCATCTAGGTCTCGCCCAGTAAGTACGCCTTTCATTGATTGAGAAGGAGTAACGTTATCAAATACAGTAACACCCATTGTCTTGATATAATTAAAGATTTTTACTTCTTTATGTCGAGCAAGAGCGCGACCGGCTGCACGTAGATGCATGCCAATTACATCGAATTGTGAATATCGAATCATTTCGTCAGATATTTTAACTGCAAGACCGGATTTTCCGACTGTTGCAGTAACGGTTCCCCCGCCACCTGCTAATGATCTTTCTGGATATTCTTGACCGTCAGCAATGTCTGCCGCGAAAAGCGAACCTACAGCGCCGAAAGTGATTGTTTGACCATAAGAATAGTTAATTCTCTGTAATAGAGAAGTGCCTACTAATAGTGGTTCTTGTGCTTCTTTTACGATATTGCTAATTACCTTTGGGAATAGCATAGGTGCATTAGAAACAGAGAGAGCATCTGTTAAGCTAACTAAAGGTTTTCCATCGGAACCTTTATTTTCAGCCTTCCATAGCCATTCTAAATCTGCTACATCTTTTAGTTCTATATTTGACATTATTCCTATTTCTCCTCCTTAGCGCGAAACTAGATTTATACGAACTATGGTATTAGCTGCGCCAGTATAGCTAATATCAGCTGGCATACCACCAGTTGCAGAACCAGGCATTTGGTCTAGTTGGCCGAGATAACCCGGAAGGGCACCTGCAGCATTAGTGCCAATAGCTGGAGCGAAAGCAGTTCTTACGCGATCCATGGCGTCTCTTGGGAAAGAAGCGTCACGTTCGAGTACCTGACCAACGACATCTTGGAAAGGATCATCAACAGCAGCGACAACATAATTAGAATTAGCGTCACATTTTACGAAGTCCCCTGGTTTGAGATTCCCAACTGCGCAAGAGAACTTGCTAACAGTAGAAGGGGCAGCAGCATAGTGATAATAACTAATACTAATAGTTAGGGGTTGTGAAGCTGCATAGACAGTTACGACACCAGTAGTAAGGTTTATAAACCAGTCACCAGCAGAAGTGACTAGAGCAAGAGTATCTACTTGATTGATGAATAGAGTGGCAGAAGCTCCACCGCTAAAAGCGATAGGAGTTCGTACTGTATTCGCGGCTACAGGTTTATTACCCACGGCCGAAGAAGTAGAAAGATTACTCGATGGCGCTCCGAATGAGAGACTTGTTACAGTCTGCACTGCCGGAACTAGAGGAGCATTAACTACATAGTCACATAGAACGGCAACTTGATGTTGACGAATATAATTATGTTGAATTAGATTAGCTGGATTAGAGCCATCTCCGCCTGCCCAACGTAAGTAAGCGTATGGTGCAACACCAATGGGTCTACTTACCGCCATTGCAACGCTAGTTCGACCAAGAAAGGCCGAAACAGCAGATACGTCAATTGGCGAAGCTGAAATGCTTGAAGCATTACATGGAAGACCAGTAGTTACATCAGTAACTTGGGCATCCACGTCATTCTGAGTATAAGTAATAGTAGCGCCACCTAGACCATATTGAGCGGGGCATACCCGACCATCATTATCTAAAGCAAGAATCTTGCCTGACATTACCACATTCCAATCCTCATAATATTTATCTAGAAATTGTACCGGAAGCCAAGCGGCTGGCTTAAATTCAATAGCGGGGCGTTCGCCTTCGCTGTGTTCGATGTCAGGTAGAATGTTGCCTACGTGATCCCACGTTTTATGGCTTGCACTGTACTGACCTAAAGCATTAAGTGGCATTTTTTAGTTTCCTCCTTGAAAAATGAAAGTTCCAGTTTATTCCAACGGAATATAACCTTTACTTTGCATATCCTTCCTATATTTATCAGCAGCGTCTGGGCCTCGACCGTAGATCGAATTTCCACCGAATTTAATTCTCATATATTCGCCGGCTACCATTGACACTGTATTTTTATCAAATCTTTTTATACTGTTATCGGAATTAATTGTATTGTTTTGCATATTTACAACTGGATCAGTAACTGTACCTAAAGGATTTCTCGCTAGACCACTATTAATACTATCAGCGATTTTACCCATGTCAACTTTTCCAGTCAATTCTTTAATAGAATCAGTTATATAACTTTCACCTTGTGCAGTTACTTCATCTATAAACTTAGTTGGATCTTTAACAGTTTCACCAGAAAGTGTCTTATATGTCAAAAGTTTATCAGCTAGTAATTTTATACTATTCTCTTGTGAAGTCACAAGTTGGTCTGCCATCTGTGTTAGATCCTCTTGAGTTAGTTTCAGTTCTAGACGAGTATTCTCTAGGTCTTTATCTAACGATACATGGTCAGTAACTTTCTTTTCTGCATCTACTAATTTAGCAGAAACAGTAGTTAATTCTGTTTTTGTAACTTCAAGTGCTTGGTTAAGTTCTTCTAATTGTTTCTTTAATTCGACAACAACTGCATCGGTAGTCTGTTCGACTACTTCTATAATCTTTTCTTCTACTACAGTCTCTTGTACTGCATCCTTACTAGAATCACAGGACATTGCAGATGCCTTGCGTGATACGCAAGCTAGTATCTTTGCCTTAGTTGAAGCAGATACTGATGCTCTACCAATTAGTCTGCGAGCGGCAGTTACATGTGCGCAATCGGGAACTGGGAAACTTCTATTTGGTCCACAGAAACCTGAACCTGGAAGTCTCTTTCGTTGAGCAGTGGAAAGTTTTGCATCTTCTGGATGTTCTGCATAGTATTTAATTACTTCTTCATCTTCTGCATCTGAGTAGTCATTCCACTCTAACGTGTTTAATGCTTCATATACTATATCGGCAGAAGTTCCGGTAAGGAGAGGAGTTGCTGCTTTCAAGTCAAGATAAGGGCGGATTACTTTAAGTAATTCGACTTTCTTTTCTATTGTGTCGATAGCGAAGATTCGTTCGATAGCTGTCTTGTCTAATGTTTCTTCAGCGCGAATTGCGAATTCTTCCCAACCCATATTGTCTTTATTAACTTCCCAGTTGTCTTGTAAAGTTTTTTGAAAATCTGTAATTGTTGAAGTTTCATTAAAAAGAAAAGCGAACTTATCTTTTATCGAAGCAACGAATGTTTCTAAATCTGTCATTGTATCTTCCTCCCGCGAAGTACTATCCATTATACTTAAAGAATCTCGTAAATCAAGATTAACATTAAGAGTTCTGCCAACGGAGTCATCCATTGTAACAGAATCAGTCATGCCATTAACATTGATTCCTATGACACCAGAATGTCTATCTGCGGGGACATTAACAAATGAATATTCATCATAGTTAAGATCTCCAGTGATAATAAAGGCTTTAGTGCCATCATAAACTTTACCAGGACGATGGTCACATCTACCATCGTCGCCAGTCCAGTCTTGTTTGCATACTGAACATACAGCACGATTAGTTGTTACGCCAACCGAACCAGTCAAATATCTACCATCTAGAATTTTTTGTATAGCTTCTGGATCTGTAATAGATGCTGTTAGTTTAATAAAACCTAAACCTTGATAATCTGGATTATCTAATACTGAGTCTTCTCTACTTAGAACATCACAAATAAAATTAACTGATTCAATATATGGCATTTTACCATCTGCGAATGCGCGAACGTATGATGCATCTTTATTAAACTTATCACTTATTTTCTTTATAAAATTATCTTTTAAACTAGTAGTAATATCAACGTACTCTGCCTTTATTACTCTACCTACAGGATCTGCATCTTGGTTATGATGTACCTGTATTGGTTTGTTATATTGCGAAGTAAATGAGGCGGCGCCTTTTCTCATACGATCTGGTAAATAAAAACCATTGTTTCTAGTAATGATACCAGCATGAGTAGCCGCGATCTTGGCAATAAGTGGTTGTTTTGCGCCAGATTGACTATTAACAAAATCTTTAATAGATTTTGAAGTTTCAACAGCGATTGGTTCGAAAGTTACCGTATCGTAAAATTTAATATAATTAGCCATTTTTTACCTCAGCTATCTGTAGTCCGCATTCACAATTAGGATGATGGGGCGGAATATTATTGAGTGTGTAGTCTTCTAAATTGACTAACGAATTGGTATGCTCTTTACATATTTCACATGTTGACATAGAAACTGTATACTTACCTTTTGTAGCACCTAAATGTCTAACTCTAAAAACTTTACCTAAATTATTTGCGCGCTGAACTTCTGTTTTGCTTATGAAGTCAGTACGATATCTGAATGTGTCAAATACTGTTTGCACAGATAAAAGTTTATCATTGGGATTAGTCATGTCAATACGCTTAGTTAGTGCTTTTTCGATATCGCGAGATAGATTCTTGATTATTAATTGCGAACGATCTTGTATGTTCTTCCGCACTATACTGATTTCTATTGGTACGTTCATAGCAATATCAGTTCCGATACCAGATAAGAAAGCTGCATTCATCTTAGTCTGCAATATGACGATCATACGTTCTGCAACTAATTGTATTTTCTTTTTAATCATATTCAAATTAGAATCTTCATTCGTTCTAATTTCATGTAGAACGATGTCTCTCATATCTGTATATTCCGATAGAAGGAAATTATCTTTCTTTCTAATGGTGGGTTTTTTAATTTTAGCTATATTTTCTTCGGCTGTTGATTTGGCTTTCTGAGCAGCCTGTACATCGGTACCAGTAATCGCAGTAGCACGAAGTTTAGCGGCAGCAATTGATGCAGCAGAATAAGGTTCGTCAACGGCAGAGATAAGTTTTTCTGGTTCGTGGAATAATTTCCAAAATGTAAGATGCCATTCTGGATATTTAATTGGATCTTGATCTTCTGGATCAATTGGAACATTAATAGTATTAAGACCTAATTCACTACGTAATTCATCCCACGTGAGACCATGTTTTGCAAATAAATCTGCAGCATGATTTTCCATTTTAATTTGTTTATCTATATCTATTTCGCGGAAAAATATTTGTACTCTATTCTCGTCTAGCAGCATATCTTCTGGGAATGTAGATTCTAAAAGTAATTCATTAACTATATATTCATTGAATTGAGCTTCAAATGAATCTTGAAAATCTTTGACATCGTCTACAAGGGCACGAGACATATTATCAGCAGTTGCTCTATTGCTCGAATTCCCTTGGATTGTTATATATCCATTATGTCTGGTAGCAAATAAATGATTCGGGACGTTATAACAATAAATCGGACCATCATAATGTTGTTTAGATATTTGATTTAATTTAACATAGCGATGCGATCTGCCTTTGTTCAGACTAATCTTATATATAGGTTCTATTCCAAAAGCTTTCTTAGTTTGTGGAGTTAATTTAATAACAGTACTGTATCCAAGTAAAAAGCCTAAACGATTAACATCGTCAGCCAATTGCTTGCTACGAGTATAGTATGTGGAACCAGTAGAACGTACCGATCCATCACCAAGTATTAGTCCTTCTAGTAATCTTTCGTGTGCATTTAACGGAAAGATTTTAATTTGTTCCATCGGTATATTTTTATTGATAGCGCCATTTCCTACATATTGATCAAGATAGAAATATAGATCTTTGGAATAAATAACTACAGTTTGACTAGTCCCGCCATGCCCCTTTTTAACACTATAAGAAAACTTGAGGCGATCCAAATTCTCTATAATTTTATTTAATTTCTTTCCAGTATTCTGTGTAATAAGAATCCTATAAGCATTCTTAGTGGCATTGTATTTATCGAGGCAGCCTTCAGAAATATAATGTCCTAGAAATTCACAAAAATCTCCAGTATCTAATACCGATAAGTCCTTTGCTGGTCTACCAGTACGTCCATTTTTAGTAGGCGCTTTTGGTATCTTAATTTGAGTTTGATTGCCAAATTCATGACTATTCACGCGATCTAAAATACAGAATTCCTGATAACGGCCCGCAAGTAGTTCTCGTGCTTTTACTTTATGCCAACCTAAAGCCTTATTATGTCTATTTTTGACCCACATATCATGTTTTGGCGTTACTGATATATCAAAGAATTTACCTTTGAAATTAACCATATCGCCGATATAGCGACCTTCGTATTTGGAATTGGGAATACTGAATTCAATCTTATTAGTACTTGAATTGAATGTCGCAATCTTATCTTTAGTATGGTCAATGTCAGTATGTAATTTCCAACCTGTTTCGGTAAGAGTTTCTGTATCGGATGAGTAACAGTCGCCTTCCCCATAATCTACTGCAGACATACCAAGACCTGCGAATACTCTTCGTTTGAAATGTTCGAGATAGGCTTCCGCACGAAGTGCTTTACCTTCTGCACCAATCATTTCAATTTTATGACGCTCTGGTGTTACGATGCCACCTTCAGATGGCATATATTGAATCATTTGTTTCGCTACATCTATTTCTCTGAGGCCATCTTCAGTAAGGCCGGCAGGTAATTGTTCTGTACCAACTATATACTGAAACATGGGGAATAAATGCTTATATACTAGTAATTCAACATTTTCTTCGATTCTACGAAGAGCGCGAATATCATCTATCACTGGAGTAAGAGTAGGCGTACCGAATAGGAAACCTTCTTTTCTATCAAATGTAAAATGCACTATATCTTGTGGAGCAAATTCAATATTAATACCATTAGGTAATCGTTGACGATAACGCATTGGTTTGCCAGAACCATCTGTTTCTATTTCTACCGTTTCTGGAGGAAGGGGAAAGTATGCAGCAATTGGTTTAAGCTTCTTCCCGTTATCTACACGAACAGATCCACCCGAAGCGTCTACATCTCTCACTTTAACGAGGAATGCATTAGATTTACGTACTAGACTACTGGCGATACGTCGTATTAATTCGGCATGTGGGATACTAGAAGCTCTAGCAAGTTGAGCAAATCTTGTTTTAATATATTTGACAGCACGTTTATTTGGACCTATATAATCGAAACCTTCTTTAAGAAATAGACCAACTTTTTTCTTAAATGCTTGTCTTACATAGGCTTCTGAATCTTCGACACGACCTATTTCGTATAGATCATATTCTGCTGGTTCAAATATCATTCGCCTAGCAGATGGTTTAGTTACATTGCCACCTGTTTGTGTATAGATAAAAAATGGAGCATCTACATGTTGTATGGTAGATGGAGATTTAGTACCTGGATTAATTACTTCAATATTATTAACTTGAACATCTTCTTTGATGGCTAAATCTTTGATTTCTGTTTCTGACTTACCAAATTTAAATCCAAATATTTTCAAATGATTTAACCTCCATCAAGTTGCTTGATCCAATTGTTAACTTTTGCCACGTCATCTTTAGTAGTAGTGATTTTACATTTAAATATTTGCGACACTGGCTGTAATGAATCAAGAAGTGTTTTAGGAATTTGTAATCTATCAGTACTCGCTATATGCTTTACTTTATCTATATTCTTTTGATTTTTCTTTGGCAATTCTTTTGATTTTTCATCTATACGTAAGTTGCCATTTGCATCAACTGAAATTGTAAATGGACTAGTTGGACTCAAAAAGTGACCATAAAAATTATCCATTTCTGTTCGACCTGGCTTATTGCCGACTTCACATAATTTCATACCTTTACTTCTAAATTCGATCATCGCTTTTACAAGTCCGATTAGTCGTAGAGTAATAATTTTTTGATTAGCTTGATTCATATATTGTCCATCTTTGATTCCCCAAGTATGGAGTAATTTTTCTATTTGGGTCGTATAGAAATATAATTTTTTACGAACTATCGTATTGCCAAAATTTAATTTATTATATAATTCAACCAAACCTGATCTTATTTGTCCCTGAAATGCCTTAATCTCTAATGCTGACTTTTCGCCAGCAACATTAACTTCTTGAATAACTTTTCTAGCTTCTGTATCTGACATTAAAGCTGGAATATTAACTTTTCGTACTTGTTCCTGTATAGCAACCATTATACATTCTAATGGGCCTAAAACAAGTTGTGTGTATTTATCTAGAAGTACTTGCATGCTAAAGAGAATAGGCGTGAAAAATGGTTGGATTAATTGCTGAAGCAATCCATTAAGACTGGTAAGATTAATACTCACTTCGCCAAGCAAGGCCGACAATGTAGAAAGTATCCTTTGGAGATCCGGTATACACATGAAATTTAGAAAGCTAGCCATTTCACAGAAGTCACCATAAACATCAACATTTGAGAATAGATCACCAATCTTGTCTAATATATCTAATCTAGTTTTATAGTCAGCTTTTAACATATCCAATAGATCTGATTTTATATTTACATCGAGAGTGGATATCGCGCGGAATTCGCATGGTATACATTCTTTCAATATTTTACTTAAAGTACCAGTTTGTTTACTATCCGGAATAGTTACATATTGATTCTGTATTTTAATACCTGTTTGAGAATTGGCGTCTGGAGTGTCTGCAGTTTGTTGTGCTAACCCAATGGTTGGAGTAATTTGATATCCTTTAATAATATCTTTTGCATTTTGAGCAAATGTTTTTGTATTCTGCACGCTTCTTGTAATAGGCGCAAATACTGCTGCCTCATTATTAGTATGATGGGCGCCTCTTTCAAAAGCATCAATTATTAGATTGCAATCTTGTATCTTTGTTGCAGAAACTGCCATTAGAATGCTTCCTTTATAACAAGTTCTACTATTTTCCTTACAACTTTGCCAGTAGTAACAAGTTTAATTATATCTGGGACCATTATTGTGAATAATGCATTTAACTGATCATTCTTAAATTTGTCCATATCAATAGGCTTTATAACCTGCAATGTTTTATCCAATTCTGGTCTAGCTAATCCAGGTTGTTTAGAGAGTAGGCCGAAAGAAGTACGATAAGGATCAGATGCAGCGGCATCAACATCATCCTGTTGGGCTGTCAACACATTTTCGCGCGCCGCCTCATTGGCCTCCTGTATACATTGGAAGTAATCATCATATGTAATCTCTGTTTTATCAGGATCATTAAAATGTCGCTTCAAAGCATCAAGAACATGTGCATCTTGTGCTAGATCTAATTTAATAGACAAACCTTTTGCACGTTCATTAATGCGTTCTTGCGTGGCATCGGCTAATGTTTCTATTGCATCGTATTGTTCAATGATATCAGTTACAGACGATCTTATTTCATCAAGACTAGCAGGTACAACTAAATGTTCTGTTGGTACTTCGCCGGGCACCTGTTCTGGTTCGATAAATCTTATTTTAGGTACGAAATTTAGTATTTCACGTTGATTGGAAAAATCTGCCATTATATTACCAGAAGTTCGTCCGCTAATATCTCAAATTTAACATTGGTAAATGTATTTACAGTTGAATTTCTATCAACCGATGCCCTAATCCAGAAAGGTAAATATGTTGATGTATCACCAAGAGATTCATCACCAATCATATCGAAATCAATAGTATTAGCTGTAGTTATATCATTCCATTCACTATCTGTTGGTTGTGTATCGCCTACTGCAAGTTTCCAAGTATAGCCATTCGTCCCATCAACCAATGAGATATCGTCAGAAATAACTGCTAAATTTATACCAGAGTATGCTACATTCTCATCATCGTTACGAATGTAAAGTAACTGTTGTATGACACCACCTAATTTGCCATCAACAGATACTAGCAATGGATTAGTCAATGCTCCATCTTCACTAATAGCTTCATCAGGATCGGCCGTTGTATAAATACCTATAGACATTAATAACCTCGATGTATTATTATGCCACGATTTAGATT